TAATCCTTCCTAAAGTATCTGGAGAGTATGTTACTATTGTAGTACGCAGGAACCCCAGTGTCAAGTGCTTCGGTCAGTACATTATTTAGGAAAAGTTGTCTTGTTTCCTCAAAATTGCATTTTCCTTTGGTCTTATGTAAGGATATTATTTTTCTTTCAAAACATTCTTTACCGTACTTCTTAACGTCTTCTTTAAGTTCTGGACAAGAACCATAGTATTTTTTCCAGTCAGATTCTTGTTTAGACTTCCGTTTTTTACCAGGAGGAGTTCTAAACGACCAAAAATACTTACGCCCTATGTAGCTTCTACCGGTAATCTTAGAGTGAATATGATAAACAAAACCAAAATGCTCTTGAATGTGGGAAGTCTCAAATACTTCACCCTCGTACATCCAAGGATTCTCATAACTCATATAAAGTAATCTTATGAGCTATTATTTATCTTTAACGGGAACAAACCTATTCTAAACAAAAAAAGGGGACTTGTCAAGCCCCCTGAAGGATTATTTTATTACTTATTCTCTCTTTGACGCTGAATGTAATCATCAAGTTCTTTCTTTTTCTGTTCTGGAGTTTTCTTTTTCTGCTTCTCATCATATGCCTTAACTGCATCTGAATGTTCCTTTGAAGGTTTCTTTGGATTAGCATAAACATTCATAGGACCAGAAGCAGGGCGACCTCTTGGATCCATACGAGCTTCAACAATATCACCAATCATCTCAGCATCCATCTCCATCATCACATAATTTGCCTCTTCTACGGTATCTACGTGCCCGTTATCCAAGAGATACTCAAGAACGAGATCATAGACATCATACTCATAGGAAGCCTTAACAGTAACTGGTTTTGATGCCGCTGCAATTTTATTAGCTGCTGAGACAGCATTGCCTCCAGAAGCAGCAGCAGAGGTGCTAGGAGCAGCAGATGTTGCTTGAGTAGAAGTTACTGGTTTGAATGCTGCTGGTTTTGATGCTGCAGCAGTAGCAGCAGACAATGTTGAAGTTGCTGCTGGTTTTGCCGCAGGAGCAGGAAGGTTTGATTTTGTATCATTCATAAGAGGATTAGTTGTTGCACTAGTTCCTCTTGTACGATCTCTTTCTGCCTTTGCAGCAGCAAGTTTTGGATTTGCCTTTGCCCACTGATCCATCGCAGAACCTGTTGGTTTTGATGGAAGTGTTTTAGCAGGAGTTGCTGCTGGTGTTGTTCTTGCTGCTGGTTGTCTTTGTTGTTGTTGAGTTGGTTGTCTTTGTTGTTGAGTTGGTTGTTGAGTTGGTTGTTGAGTACCTGATTTTTTGCCACTCACAAAAACATCTTTACCTCCAAGTTTTGCACGATAATAAGTATCACCACCTACTGTCCTTTTATTACCATAAACGGCATCCTTATCCATATAAGATTTTGTATTCTTATCAGGAGTAATATTTAATGTGCTTCTTCCAGATTTTTTAGTTTCAGCACTATTTAATTTTAAACTACCAACATTTTGACCAGCTTCGTTACTAGCAAGTCCTATTGATTTTCCTTGTTGGAGTGCTTTCCTAGTACCTTGTGCTTGTGCTTTTTGTTGTCTTGCTTGCTGTGCAGCAATTCCAGCTCCAATACCCCCACCCTCATTCAATTGCTCTTGATCAGAAGCAGCAATACTTTCATATAAATTCCCAATTTCGTTCAGGTTACTAAAAGAAAGAGTCATCTTACTAATACGTTTTACTTTCTTTTATTTATAAAAAAAGAGGATCCGAAGACCCTCTGTGTCAAAGTTGGAATCTCACTTTATAATCCAACCTTTTGTATTTTTACTTTTTTTCCCCAAAACAGAGTCATAAGTTATTCCAATTTCCTTACAAAACTTTTTGACTCCACCTTCCACTACATATTCATTTCCTTCTGGTGAAATAAAAATATATTTTTTTGCCTTTGGATTATTTTTACCAGATACTTTTAAAGAAGTTTTCTTTTTACTCTCCTCACTATGTTTTCTTCCAGAAAACCCTTTTGTTTTTTGTCCTCCGGGTTTTCCATCACCACCAAGATTTTGATTTAATAAAACTCCACCATCAAGTTCTCTTTTCCAAAGAGCAATATGTTTAATTTCTAAATATATTGCCTCTTCTTTGGTTAATCCAGATTTAACTACATATCTCCTATGTCTTGGAGGAAGTATTTCTGCTCCGTTTCTTCTAGAATGTCTAGCATTAATTCTTCGTGGTTTTCCATATCCAACATAATATGGAGAACTAAAATCTTCCCTTAAGTAATAATAAAGAATATAATTATTCATTTTAAGACTGAAGTTGAACTGCAATTATTTATATAATATTCAACTTCAGTCTCAGAATAATTTACAATTTAAAATTAGAGAAATGATTTGATGTCATATCTTGTTTTAATCCACCAATAATGTACGTTTCCTGCTCCGTTTCTTGGGGTGCCACTTGAAGACCTTTGGAGGAAATCCAATGCTCAGTCCAAGGAAGTGGATTGTTCTTAGCAGGAACATCATAAAGAGGTTTAAGTCCAATTGCTCTCATACGACGATTGGCAATCCATTCAACATACTGCTGAAGAAGTTTATCATTCAGACCAATCATTGATCCATCCTTGAACAGATACTCTGCCCAGAGTTTTTCTTGATTTACGGCACTTTCAAAGGTCTTATAGACCCACTGCTCTTCTTCTTTTGCAATTCTTTGCATCTCAGGATCATCACCCTCCTTCCACTTGTTTAGGATGTTTTGTGTGATGACCAAATGCTGGTTCTCATCACGTGCAATCAGTCCAATGATCTTTGCACTTCCTTCCATAAGTTTGAGTTCGCCAAATGCAAAACTACAAGCGAAACTGACATAAAAGCGAATACCTTCAAGAATATTAACGTTTGCAACTGCTCTAAACAGTTTTCTTTTGAGTTCATATCTTTCTACCTGTGCGTAAGGAACTTGTTCTTGGGCGTGTTTCCAAAGTTCAGAAGTTCCATAATGTTGAGCACTATTGATAAAATCGTTATAGGCTTCGGTTACGCTAACAGCACGTTCGAGAATTCTTTCATCTCTAAGAATAGTATCAAACACATCCGAAGGATCTGCATATACATTTTTGATAATATAGGTATAGGAGCGTGAGTGAATCATCTCCATAAACTCCCAGACCTTCATACAGGCTTCCAATTCAGGAAGTGAGCAGTAGGGAGCAAATGCCATTCCAGGTCCGCGACCTTGGACACTATCAAGCATAACTTGATATTTTAGGTTAGAAGTAAAAATATGCTTTTGTTCGGGACGAAGAGATTGATAATCTCCCCTGTCTTTCTGTAAGGAGACCTCCTCGGGTCTCCAGAAGTATCCTAGTTGTTGAGTTGTGAGTTTTTCGAAGATTGGATATTTGTAAGAATCATATCTCTGAATACCAAGTGGTTGTCCAAAAAACATCGGTTGTTTTTTAGTATCCACTTCTTGAGAATTAAAAACAGTCATATTGTCGATCACACTTTTTTCCTCACTATTTGTTTTAAATCTTACAAGACTCACAATCGTCCTCCTCTGAGTTAAGAATATCATTGATTAAATCACCAACAGATGGTTTGGATTCTTCCGCCTCATCAGTCTTAATATCATAAGTATTTTGGTAATAGGATGTTTTCCATCCGTACTTATATGTAGTTAAAAGGTCCTGTGCCATTACGCTAACAGGAACTTCATTGTTCTCATAATGCTCTGGATTATAGGACCAGTTTCCAGAAATCGCTTGATCAAAGAACTTCTGCATAACTGCAACAATATTAATATACCCACGATTGCTAGGCATATCCCAAAGAAGCGTATAATTGTTTTTAAGTGTGTGAAACTGTGGAACAATTTGCTTGAGAGGTCCTTTCTTGGACTTCTTGACGGACAGGTATCCACGAGGTGGCTCAATGCCGTTTGTGGCATTGGAGACGACAGAACTGCTCTCTGAGGGCATTTGTGCCGAGAGAGTGGAGTTTCTAACGCCATACTGCTTTACCTCTTCTCTGAGTGCTTCCCAGTCGTGTTGAAGAGTTGGATTTACCAATTCATCAACATCCTTTTTGTATGTATCAATTGGCAGAATACCTTGACCGTACTTGGTACGGTGCGAATACTCACAGGCACCTTTTTCTTTGGCAAGATTTACGGTTGCCTTGATTAGATAATACTGGAAAGATTCGGTCAAGTTATGAACCAGTTGCCAAGCACCAGGATCATCGTAGTGCTCTCCGTGCTTAGCAAGATAGTGTGCCAGACCAATGTAACCTACTCCAAGAGAACGACGTGCTCTGGTAGCAAGTTCTGCTGCCCTGACGGGATATCCTTGAAAATCAATGAGTTCATCAAGGCTCCTAATGGCAAGATCACAAAGAACTTCAAGATCCTCGTTACCTTTAATTTTTCCAATGTTAATAGCAGAAAGGATACAGAGAGCAATTTCTCCACTTTCGTCATCAATATGTTGAATTGGTTTGGTAGGAAGAGTGATCTCCTGACACAGATTGCTCATCTCAACTTTATCCATAAAGGATGAGTGAGAGTTGCAATGGTCAATGTTCATAATGTACAAACGACCAGTTTCGGCACGTTCTTTCAGGAGGTCCAGAAAGAGTTCTTGAGCTCCAATAGTTTTTCTTGGAACAGATAGATCTCGTTCATAACCCACATAAAGGTCGTCAAATCGATCAGTGCCAAAAGCATCATACAGACCAGGAACGTCGTGTGGGGAGAAGAGTGTGATTTCTCCGTTTTGAATGAATCGCTCATAGAAGATTTTGCTGATTTGGATACTATAGTCTAACTTACGAACACGATTATCTTCGGTTCCTTTGTTATTTTTTAATACTAAGATATCACTTATTTCTTGGTGCCAGATTGGGAAGTGGACTGTCGCGCTTCCTCCTCGTATGCCATTCTGCGTACAGCAACGGACAGTTGCTTCAAACTTTTTGAGAAATGGTACAACACCAGTGTGCTGGACTTCACCACCTCTAATTTTAGCGTTGATGCCACGGATGCGACCTGCGTTGATACCGATGCCTGCCCTTTGAGCAACATACCTCCCAATAGCCATATCGCTACTGAAGATGCTATCCAAGGTGTCATCAACATCAACAAGAACGCAACTTGCATATTGACGAAGTGGTGTTCTAACTCCTGCCATGATTGGCGTTGGAATGTTGATTTTGTGTTTGGAGATTGCGTCATAATACTTCTTAACGTAGTCTAAACGGGTTTCTTTTGGGTACTTAGAAAAGATAGTTGCGGCAATCAACAGATACATGAACTGTGGAGTTTCATAAACAGCACCACTACTCCTATCTTGCACAAGATACTTATCAACTACCTGACGAAGACCTGCATAAGTGAAAAGATAGTCACGGCTGTGATCAATAAATGATTGGAGTTTTTCAAACTCTTCGGCATCATACAAAGAAAGAATCTCTGCATCATAAACACCCAGTTCAACACACTTTTGAGCGTGTTCCAAAACAGTTGGGCACTCGTGCATACGACCAAATAACTGCTTGCGAACAGCAAAAAGAAGCAAACGAGCGGCAACGAATTGATAATTAGGATGTTCAAGATCAATTAGATCAGATGCAGAACGAATCAAAATTTCTTGAACTTCTGCGGTTGTAATTCCATCGTAAAATTGAATACCTGATTGCATCTCAACTTGTGACGCAGACACTCCAGCAAGGTCCTTACACGCTTCTTCTACCATCAAATGAAGCTTGTTTAGATCCAGACTCTCAACCGACCCATTTCTCTTAACTACGTTTGTTCCGTTACTCATACCTTCTTCCATTCGTTGAATTTGATTTTTGCTTCGAGTGCTCTATATGTATTTGATTTTAACACATTCATAACA